ATGAACATCAAAGAGTTCAGGTTCACTTGTTTAGAGGATATCAAGAATGCCATTGATGACATTGAACTTGATATATATTACTACGATGATGAGTCTACTATATCAACAGATGATGAGATATATTTGAAAAGATACGTTCAAGACGTTGTTAATGCTTTGGATAAGCTGAAATCTTGGATAGACGATTTAGAAACGGAGGAATAACTAATGAACCATATAAAGAGAAACTTCGTTAATGAGTATTTAAGCGAAGCTATTGAGAATGTTCGTGAAGACATATCATATTGTGAATATACTAAGGATACAGATAATGAGGAGTATGTATTAATAGTATATTATAATGGACACGTTGCTCGTATTTGTGTGACTTCATGCAGTAATCTTTGCATTATGCGTGATGTATCTAATTACCTACTAAACCACTAAGCCGAAACGGAGCAATGCTCCGTCCGTTGAGAATGGTCGCTCAACGCTGATGATGGCAGACCAAGAAAGTGAGGTGAAAGATATGGCTCTAATAGGTAGAACCAGTGCGTTAATCAACGGATTGACTACTTCTGTATGTGCTATGGGAAGTATGGTATGTTCTGGTGAGTTAAGCGGGGATAATCAAATAAGTTTAATCGTAAATATGCTTGAACTTGAAACTTCTACTACTGAACTAACTACTGAGTTTGAGGTTATAGATGTTTCTAATCAATGTGTAGCCGTTTCCAAACGCAGATTTGTCAAAAACAACAAGCGTGTTTTAGCACATATAGAAAAACTCCAAGAGCAAGGATACCAACTCGACAAAGTTAAAAAATCCTCTAAAAATAAGAAAGGAAGAAATTTATGGATTACTTGACAGTTAAAGAGGTATCCAAACTTAAAGGTTGTTCTGTGCAATATATCAAAAAACTTTGCAAAGACGGTAAACTTGAAACTAAACAAGAGCCAAATAGCAAAGGCAGAATGAAATATTTAATACCAGTATCCGCACTAAGCGAAGACTTACAAATTAAGTACTATAATTCATTAAAAAAAGAGTGTGGTATTACATTACAACTACAAAAGGCAGATAAAAAGAAAAAAGAACCTTTAAAAGAGCGTTCGGAGGGTGTTCTAAAACCATTCGAGGAGTATTCCGAAGTTGAAAGAAATCAAATAGTGTTTTGGAGTAATCTTTTAGACGAATGGCAAAGACTTAGAGCAGATAAAAAATCCAAAACAGAATTTGATAAACTTTTTGTTGCCAAAACTAAGTTTGATAATCTAGATTTAGAATTAAGTATAGGTGTACTATACAGAAAGTATACTGCTTATAAAGAAAATGATTTAAATGGTTTAATAGATAATCGTGGTGGTCATAACAAAGGAAAAAGTTCAATTCCAACACCAGTTTGGGAATACTTTCTTGATATTTTTCTTACAGAAAATAAGCCATCAATAAGTAGATGCTACCTATTAGCACAAGAATGGTGCAAAGAGTTCTACCCAGAACTTGTTGAAAAGATACCAGTAGAACGAACTTTCCGTAGGCACGTTGAAAATGATGTCTTAGAGGCTATAAAAATCTATATGAGAGATGGCGAAAAAGCCATGAAAGACAAGTGTTTACCATATATTCAACGTATGTATGATAATCTTAATGCTATGATGTTTGGATAGCCGATAATCATACCTTAGATATAATCTCGGAAGATGATGAAACCCATACACCACATAGATTATATATCACAACATTTCAAGACGCTAAAAGTGGTGTGATTACAGGTTGGAACGTTACAGACTCTCCTTCATCACAATCTACAGTGTTAGCACTAAGGCATGGAATAGAACGTTTTGGCATTCCTAAGATAGTCTATGTTGATAATGGTCATGAATTCTTGAATATCGCCTTTGGTGGTCAGGGAAACCGTGAACATAAAAATTCTAAGGAAAACCCTGAAATTCTACCAACTACTATATTGCAAAGGCTACAAATCGAAATGCATAACGCAATAGTTAGAAATGCCAAAGCTAAACCTATTGAAAGAACTTTTTATACTTTAAAAAATCAACTATCTAAGGTTTTTGATGGTTATTGTGGTGGTACAATTTTAGAACGTCCTGAAAGTTTAAAAAGACGCATCAAAAACGGCGAAATTCCACAAGATTATGAAGTTAGACAATATCTTAATCTTTGGATTGATGGTGATTATAATGTTCAAGCCTACGGTGGCAATGAACAGAATGTATATCAAGGTATGAGCCGTATAGATGTTTGGAATAAAAGTATCAAAAAAGTTGGCATTAGAGTGGCAAGTGAAAGCGAATTAAATCTAATGCTCATGAAACCTACTAAACTTCAAAAAATTACTCGTGAGGGTGTTAAAATTAAGGTTCGTGGCGAAAACATTTGGTTCTATGATACTCAGGAAACTGTTAAACATTTGGGTGAAAAAGTGTTTGTTAGGTATGACCCTGCGGATTTGTCATCTGTTAGGATTTATGATGAAAACGATAGATATCTTTATACTTGGCAGAATACTGACTTCTTATTAGTAGATTATATAGAAACTACTAAACAAAGAGTTGCAGATGGTGAAAAAGTTCAACGTACGGTTGAGAAATTTATCAAACAACAAGCTGAAGGGGTTACAGCAGGACTTACTAATGAGCAACGTATTTCTATGATTGACATGACTGTTAGACGTGCTAATCAAAATATTAGTAACTTTAAAATTGAAAAGCCTACCAAGATTATACCTATCACAGCTAATGAACCATTGCCAAAAGTGAGTGGTGGTGAGGATATTAGTGTTGATGCAGTTATTATAAATCTTGATAAAATCGCTATCAACGGAATGAAAAGAAAGAGGTAAATATTATGGAATATACTAAATTTCAAAAACAAATCTTAGATAGATTAGAAAACTTTGTCCAAGAACAAGGTAGTCAAACAAAGGCATCGAAAATTCTCGGATTTTCTACAAGTACTATATCAACAGCTATTTCCTATAATTGCGAACGAAGATATGGAGATTGATTTCCTATGAAGACTTTCAAAAATTCCACAAATAGCTTTAAGAGGCGTTGTAAACTTATTTTCTAACGCTTATGATAATGAAAACTATACATATGCTGGTTTAGTTGCTATGGCTGAATTTATGGATATGAATTTTTAGGAGGTAACTATGAAACAAGGCAAAAAGCCAACTCGAGAACAGAGTAAGTTGATTTCTAATTACCAATATGGTAAGGGTTCTTTGAACCCTGCCAATTGGTTAGTAAGTAAAAATCTAAGCGATAAACTTATAATAGTAAATCGTAAGAGTGGTAAAAAGCTAACTGTCTATAAGGAGGTTTAATATGCTAAGTACATTAAGTAACTTCTGGGCAGATAACCGAATGACCATCATTGGATACATACTTTCGTTAGCGTTTGGTATCTTGATAGGAAGTTCCTCGAAAGTATCTGCTGATGGAAAACGCTTACTTGGAGCAATCGCAACTCATGAGTATTGCATAGTATCCAAAAGTGAGATTAGAAAGCTATATGCAGTTGCATCGGTGCATGGTTTGGTGGGTCGTGACCATGACAATGATTTGCATTTAATTATCTACATATTATTAGAAATAAAGGGAGAAAACAGAAATGGATAAGGAACTCTTAAATAAAAGAATATCAGCAGGAAATTTTGTGGGAAATAACGGCTCGGTACTAAGAACAGTTAATATATTAAAAACCAAGTATAATAAACTAAAAAATATCAGTTATGCACTAAGTCATGTGGATAGAACAGATATAGAAAATTCAATAAACTATCTATATGAGGCGGAATATTTACATCTAAGGCACACAGAGAGCAAACAAGCTACTTCTCTTGCTGATACAGATTTCGAGTTAATCGAGGGTAAACTAACCGCAAAGGGTATACAGTTACTTGCTGGTGTAATTAAAGATGAGTGTGTGGAGATGTAAGCCTCGTGAAAAAGAAGAATCGAAAGCACTCTAAAATCGATGGACTTCCAAGCGACATCAAAGAGGCAGTTGAGGAAATGATTAAATCCGATTTTACATATCGTGAAATTGTGGATTACATTAAAAATCAAGGCTTTGATATTTCTCAATCGAGTGTTCAAAGATATGCATCAAGTTTGAATGAAACTCTTCAATCGTTGAGGTTGGCACAAGAAAACTTCCGTGTAGTAATGGAAGAAACAGAAAAGTATAAAAATCTTGACGTTTCGGACGGTATTCTAAGGCTTTTGAGTAATCAAGTCTTCCAGAGCATCAACAACTTTTCGGAAGAGCAGTTGCAAAGCGTTGATTTCGATATGCTGATGAAGAACGCAGTAGCTTTAACTCGTGCTATCGCATACAAAAAGAAAATTGATATTGACAGTAAAGATGTACTTGAGAATGGTGCAGAGCAATTCCAAGCAATGCTTTACGATGCGATGGCAGACGAACGTCCAGAACTTTATCGAGAAATCAAAAAGTATTTAAAGGAGAAATCACAAAATTGATATACACACTACAAGTCAAACCTAAGTCGGAACTCGATGTTATGAAGTCTATTGAAAGCTTAGGATATATTGCGTATGTTCCACGTGAGGAACGACAAATCCGAAAGCGTGGCAAATGGCACAGTCAAATTAATATGATATTTGCAGGATATGTATTCATAGATACTGATTTCATTACAAACCACCTATACTATCAATTAAAGAAAATTGATGGTTTTATCCGAGTTCTTGGAGAACCTTCCCCACTTTCTGCAACTGAAAGTGAACAAATAAGGTGGCTTTGTAATAATGGACAAATTATCACACCATCGCACTATATTATTGATGAAAACAAGAAGATTAAATTCTTAGATGGTGCAGTTATGAACTTTCAACATCTAATTGTAGACATTAAACTAAGACAAAAACGTGTGAAGTTAAGAATAACTGTAGAAGGCAAGTCATTCTTGGTGACACTTCCAGTTGAAAAGGTCTAAATGTGTGAAACTTTGGTTGATGCGTCCCAGTGAAACTACTTAGATTGCATATTTTAAGAATGGTCTAAAATCTAATTTAGGGCAAATGGCGAAGCCTACCCTAAAACAGATTTTAAAGACCGTTTAAAACCTATTTAAAAGCCTTTTAAAATGGTTTTAAAGGCTTTCTAATGAAATTATACTATAAATTTAAAGGTGGCTTATATGGGCAAATTTAGGGCTCGTATGGGCTTTTATTTATATCAATGTGAGGTGATTATTTTGGGTATTTTAAAAGAACGTAGCACTAAAAACTTAATCAAGGCTTTAAAAAAGTACGAAGATAGCAAATCAAACGCAAATATGGAAGACTTAAAATCTTTTATGAGTGCTTTTTTAAACACATCGGATAAAAAACAAAGGCGAAAACTTGCTGATGAGTTCAAACGCAGACACATGGAACTGTATCAGTTCATTAAAGGTAATGAAGATTTAATCAATGCGGAAACTGAAGTATCGAAAATAGTTACTAATGCACTTAATGGTAATACCACCGAAACTGAAAACACAGAGATTTCTAATCTATTTAAGATTATCGAGGAGGGACTTGATGAATGATATTTACTAAGTTAAGTCCTAAACAGTTGAAGTCAATGCTCTGGTGGGCTCAAAAAGATACTAAGCATTGTGATGCTATCGTGTGTGATGGTTCAGTTCGTAGCGGAAAAACTATGTCGATGTCGATTGGGTTCGTCCTTTGGAGTGGCAGAACTTTTGATGGTGAGAACTTCGCTTTTTGTGGTAAAACGATAGACTCTTTAAAAAGAAACGTCATAACTCCACTTCAAAAATGGCTTGAGGGTGTTGCAAAATTAAAGATTAATCTAAGTAAAAACTACATGGATATAACTTTTAATAGCCACACAAATCGCTACTATATGTTCGGAGGCAAGGACGAAAGTTCATATCAGCTAATCCAAGGTATTACATTAGCTGGTGTGCTTTTTGATGAGGTCGCCTTGATGCCCCGTTCATTCGTTGAACAGGCTATAACTCGTACAATTTCAGTAAATAACGCTAAATTGTGGTTTAACTGCAATCCAGATAGTTCAGAACACTGGTTCTACAAAGAATGGATTTTAAAAGCTCCAGAACGCAAAGCATTGCACTTGCACTTCACTATGGAAGATAATCCAACGTTGAGCGAAAGTCAAATAGAGTACGCTAAATCGCAGTTTGTAGGAGTGTTCTATCAAAGATACATTGAAGGTTTGTGGGTTCTTGCTGAAGGTTTGGTGTATTCTATGTTTAATGAAAGCAATATCATAGATGACTATATATCTTCAAGTGGGATATATTACATATCTTGTGATTATGGTATCAAGAACCCCACAAGCATGGGACTTTGGGCATTGGAATACGACAAAGCAATCCGAATTAAAGAGTTCTACTGGCACGGCAGGGAAAATTATTCTAAGACCGATGAGGAACTATATCAAGACTTAGAGAGTCTTGCAAGTGGATATAATATCCAACATATTATAGTAGACCCTTCGGCGAGTAGTTTTATTGAATGTATTAAAAGGCATCATAAGTTTAAGGTCCGCAAGGCTAACAACGATGTCATTAATGGCATTAGGAACACATCTACGTTGATAGCTAAAAAGAAAATTCTAGTATGTAAGTGTTGTGTGGATTTACTCAGAGAGTTAAAGCTCTATCGTTGGGACGAGAAATCTTTGAAAGACGAGGTTATCAAAGAACACGACCACGCTTGCGATGATATGCGTTACTTCGTGAATTCGGTAGCCTACAAACTTTTGAAAGGAGGTTAAAAATGGACATAAATCAACTAGCAAACGCCCTAAGTGTGGATATAGTGGAGAGTTCCACCATGAAAGATAGTCTGTACACTTGGCAAGATATGTATTATAACCAATCTGCGTGGCTTAAAAAACGTGTTGAAAGTTTAGAATTGCCATCTGCAATAGCTTCGGAGTTCTCAAGGCTCACACTTTCGGAGTTTTCTGCCATACTGAATAACACATCTGTTGACAAACAATTCCAAAAGTTGATTAATAAGTTATCAAATAGTGTTGAAGTGGCGTGTGCTTTCGGCGGTGTGTTGTTTAAACCTTACAATGCGAACGGTGTAGTTTTAACTGATGTTGTCAATCAGTTGAACTTTGTGCCAGTGTCCTACAATCAAGATACCTTAGTATCAGTGATTTGCCCCGAGTTTTTGGCAAAGGGAAACGACGTATATACAAGGCTAGAATATCACACATACAACCAAGCAGAACACACTCATACAGTGCAAAACACTTGCTATCACTCTAAGTCTATAGCAGATTTAGGAAATCAATGTAGTCTTACGGACGTTCTAGAGTGGGCAAATATTTTGCCTAATAAGGTTTACTCAAATGTGGATAGACCTCTTTTCAGCTACTTTAAGATGCCTTTCGCTAATAACATCGATAAGGATAGCCCTTTAGGCGTGTCAGTGTTCGCAAAAGCTAAAAATTTAATTAAACAGGCTGATACTCATTGGGAACGTATTCTCTGGGAGTTTGAGAGTTCCGAGCGTGCCATTGACGCTACAGAAGATATCTTTAGGTTTGACGAAAATCACCAACCGATACTTCCAAGAGGAAGAGAAAGAATGTTCAGGACCTATGATATCCAAGCTACGGATAAGCCTTTCATTGAAACTTTTTCTCCTGAAATTCGAGACACTTCACTATTCAACGGCTTGAATAGGATTTTTCAGCGTATAGAGTTCAATTGTGGGCTTGCGTATGGCACACTTTCGGATATATCCACGGTGGAAAAAACCGCCGAGGAAATAAAAACCTCTAAACAACGCAGTTACACTAATGTGTGTGCTATCCAAAAGAACCTTGAAAACGCTTTGAATGATTTAGCCTACATCTATGGATACTATAATCAGTATTACAATGGTATCAATGTGGATACGTCTATAACGTGTACTTTTGGTGACTCTGTGCTTGAAGATACCGAAAAGGAGTTTCAACGTCGCTTACAAATGGTATCGGCTGGATTGCTTACTAAGGAAAAGTTCATAGCTTGGTACTTTAATTGTGATGAAAAAGAGGCATCTACGTATATTCCACAGATTACTACTACTTTTGAGGGGGTAAATCATGAATTTTGATAACTTTCAAGTTATAACCAAAGAAGAAATAGAACAGTTAGCAAGACAAACTGGAACTTCTGCTTCCGATGTTGCAAGAGAACTCTGTTGCTGGGTGTCGATGGGCAACTTTGATAAGCCTATTGAAAATTTTAAACAGCACTATCTTGAAAGCATTTCAATGGGTGATTAATATGGGACTATCACCAGAGTATTATAATAACTGTACTGATGATGTTCTTAACCTTTACGCAAAACTTGAAGACCGCATTATATCCGATGTGGTTAGACGTATCGTCAAAACTGGCGATATTACTGAAACGGCTAAGTGGCAAATTCGACAGGCTCAACAGATGGGTCTCCTCTATGATGATATTATCAAGGATATTGCAAAATCTACTGATAAAACAGATAGCGAAGTTAAGAAGATGTTCGAGAATGCTGGTGTTGAAACTGTCAACAACAACAACAGAATACATATCAAGGCTGGAAAGTCACCTTTGGACATCAGGCAATCCGAAAGTATGCTTCAAATTCTCAACGGAGTATACAAAAACTCTTTAACAGACCTTAAAAATTTGACTGGAACTACTGCTATAACGTCACAAACTGCTTACTATCAAGCGTGTAACTCTGCTTTTATGATGGTTTCAAGTGGTGCGTTTAGCTATCAACAGGCATTAAGGACGGTTATTCAAGAAGTTGCTGAGAAAGGTGCTACTGTTAGCTATCCGTCAGGACACACTGATAAGTTAGACGTAGCGGTTAGGCGGTCTCTTTTGACTGGCATAGGTTTAGCAAGTAGACAAATCAGTGAGGAAAATTCAAAACTTTGTGGTTGCGACCTTATGGAAATATCAGCACACTCAGGAGCAAGACCCTCTCACGCAAGTTGGCAAGGTCAAATAGTATCGCTTAGTGGTCGCCGTGGATATTTAAGTAAATCCGATATCGGTTATGGTACTGGTGCAGGTTTCGGCGGTTGGAACTGTAGACACGACTGGTATCCGTTCTATGAAGGGATTTCTACAAGAAACTACTCCCAGAAGGATTTAGACCGATTAAATGCTAAAGATATCGAATATCAGGGCAAAATGTACTCCGAATATGAGATATCTCAAATGCTTAGAGGTATGGAAAGGCAGTCAAGAGCTTTAAAACGTCAAAAGGTAGCCCTGAAAACTGCAATTGATGAAGGTCAAACGTTTCTTAAATCCGATTTAACTGCACTAAATGGCAAGATTAGAGATAAGTCAGCACAAATTCAATCTTTTTGCGGTGAAACTGGTTACAAGCGTGACAGGTTTAGAGAGCAAGTCGGTGGTAAAACTTCTGTTGGACATACTTCTAAAAAATATACCAATAGTTTGAATATCCTTAAACTGACTGATTTTGAAAGCAAAAAAACTTTTGATGGACTAAGTTTAAATAAGCAATTTCAAGAAGAAATATCCCTTATACCAAAACACCTTCTTGATAAAGTTGAAAATCATATAAATAATATCTTTGTTAGAAGAGGAATATCAGGATATAGTAAAAAAGGACGTAATATATACCTTGATACAGAACCACAGAAAGGCGATATTATTCATGAATTTGCTCACGCTATTGAAGATTTGTTAAATCTTAAAAATTCTCAAAAATATCAAGAAATTTTGCAAAAAGGACTTGAAAATTATACTAATTATGATATAATGGAAGAAACAAAAAGATATGAAAAATCTTTCTTTTATGTCGATAATAGCAAATTTGTTACACAATATCAAGGTAGATTATATATTGAACACCTACTTGATGATATAGACTGGGGTGATGATTTAAATGCAGGCCCCGAAATTATGAAAGAATATTTTTCGGAAGGCTTTAAGTTTTATATTTTATATCCTAATATTTTAAAAGATAAAGATTTAGAACTATATAATTTTATTAAGGAGATATGCGAAAATGAATGATAGTCAAACTTTACTAAGAAATTTCTACATGCAAGAAAACAAATCTTTTGGCGAATGTGTAAAATATTTAATTAGCCAAGGAAATACTAAGCAAATGGCAGAAATGGAAACAAAAAAATTCTTTACGCATTCGGTTGAAAAAATTCCATCCGACATATTAGATGATGATATTCATATTGATATTCGATTAAAATAATATTTTAAGCACCTATTTTTTAGGTGTTATTTTTGTACCTGAAAGGAGGTTTAAATATGAAAAAAATATGGCAACTTGTATTCGATTTTCCTACTTTTGTAGGATTTTTTAGTAACTATAATATATAGAAAGGAAGATTTTGAAATGGCAGGAGAAATTAAAGAAACCCCAGTAGTAGATATTCAACCTACTGAAAAAATCGAAGAACCACAAAAGAAAACATACTCCGAAGAGGAGTATAACGCTCTTAGAACACAGTTAGAAAGTCTTGAAAAATCCGCCAAGGATAATGAAGACTTTAAAAAGAAATTCGAACAGTCCGAAAAGGATAGAAAAGAGTTCGAATATCAAACACAACTAACTGGATACGTTAAATCGTTAGGTTTAGTTGATGATATCTACGAGGAAAAGTTAGCTACACTACTAAAAAGTGGCGGTGCTAAGTTCAAAGACGGTAAGGCTCTTGAAGTAGATGCAACTCTAACGGCGTTCAAAGAAAAGTATCCACAAGCCTTTAAGAGTGCTAAAATTCCAAGATTTGTGGATAACACTCAGGGTAAGATGACTTCCATCGCTGAGGATACTCTAAGAAAAATCATGGGTTTACCATCTAAAAAGTAAGAAAGGAAGATTTAAATGGCAAATAGTATCGAATTAGTAAGCAAGTCTGTTGCACTTCTTGATGAGGTGTATAAGTATTATTCTTTAACACAAGACCTCGAAAGTGATAGTAATATCGTAAGACAAGGCACGAATGCTAACGAAATTCTCTATCCTAAGATTTCAATGGACGGTCTTGGCAACTACGATAGAAACGATGGTTATGTTAATGGCTCTGCCTCTCTTGAATGGGAAACAGTCAAGTTTAACTATGACCGTGGCAGAACATTCTCTGTTGATGCTATGGACAATGAAGAAACTATCAACGTAGCATTTGGAAAGTTATCAAGTGAGTTTGTTAGAACTAAAGTAGTTCCAGAACTGGATGCAGTTCGTTTTGCTACCTACTGCGGAGCTACTGGCATTGGTACTAAATCGGAGGCTTTAACTACTGGCGATGGCGTTTGTAGTGCTATAACTACTGCCAATACCACTCTTGATGAGGCAGAAGTTTCAGCCGAAAGCAGATATTTATATATTACTCCAACGCTTTATAATCAAATAATCGCATTAGATACATATAAGTCCAAGGCTATGCTCGAAGGCTTTGCTAAAGTGATAAAAGTGCCACAAACTCGCTTTTATAGTGCAATAGACCTCTTAGATGGTAAGACTTCTGGCGAAGAAATCGGAGGCTACAAGAAGTCTACATCTGGAAAGAATATAAACTTTATGATTATTGAGAAATCTGCGGTAATTCAATACACTAAGCACTTAGTAAACAAGGTAATCACACCAGAAGAGAACCAATCCGCAGATGCTTGGAAGTTATTCTATCGTGCCTACGGCTTAACAGATGTCTTTGAGAATAAGATTGCTGGTATCTATGCAAGTATTTCTACCACATAGGAGCGTGATTTTTATGAAAACTATCGGTTTAGAGTTTCCAAAGCCTAAGCCTAAATCAAAACCAAAGGGTGATGACTAATGGCATACGCTGATTTTGGATACTATCAAGATTTCTATTTAGGAAAGTTAATCACAGATATGGAGCAGTTCCGAACACTTTCGGAATGTGCTTCCGAATTTGTGGATATGGTGACATTTTATCGTATAAATACAAATATCCTCAAAGATAAGTCTGTTGAAAAGTTAATCAAGAAGTGTACTTGTGCCATCGCTGAGGCTTATTGCATCTATGATATTACACAACTAAATGGAGATATTATCACAGGAGCTAAAACTTCCGAAAGCATTGGACAGTACTCTGTAAGTTGGGCAAATCCACTGGATAGCCTTGAAAATCTAACAGGTGGGAACTTTCCAAGCTATTTGAAAAAACTCTGCACTAAGTACTTAGGTTGCACTGGTTTGATGTTTAGAGGAGTGTGTTACTAATGTATACCAATGCAGATTGCACAATCTTTAATGCTTATTATGATAAATCACTTAGGTGCGATAGTTGGAAAAAGACTATAATCAAAAATGTTTATTGGGAAGACATATCGGGGCAAAAAATAATGTCTAATGGTCTTGAAAATGACTGCTCCTGCTTTGTAGTGATTCCTAAAAATGCCGATTTTGGTGGCAAAAAGTACATAAAACCAAAAGAGTATTATCACAATTCAAGTGATAGTACTTTTACTTTTGCTCCAAATGATATCATAATTAGAGGCATTTACACTGGCAATTTTAAATCGATTAAGGATATCAATAATATTGATGATAGCCACACCATACTAAAAGCAAGTGATTTTTTATATGGTTCGGCATCAGTGCAACATTGGGAGGTTCAAGCAAAGTGAAAATTCAAACTCCACGAGGTTGTATTATTAAAAATGATAAGAACAAAGCAGAACTTCAATGGAATGATGCTTTTGCTAAAAACAGAACACAAGGATTTGATAGGGTTCAAGTGTTCATTGATAACGAAGTACTCCGAAAATGCGACCCTTACGTTCCTATGGATACTGGTATGTTGAAGAAAAGTGGTATCTTGGGAACTGTTGTAGGTTCTGGTGAAGTTATATATATAGCCCCATATGCACGAATGCAATATTACAATAACAAAGGTACTGGAAACAATAACAAGAGTGGTCTACGTGGTCCTTACTGGTTTGAACGCATGAAAGCAGACCACAAAAATCAAATCTTTGAAGATGCTAAGAAAAAGTTAGGAAGTGGTTAAGATTTCAATCGCAAAAATACTAAGAAACTACTTTGCAGAATGTACTCTGCTCCAAAATGGCAAACTAAACTTCGACTACTTAGGCATAGAACCAGTAGAATACACTATTGAAACTGTTCCAACTGAGCCAATTCTAAAACGCTATGTTGATGGCTCTACAATTAGACAGTATCCTTTTGTTTTTGCATCAAGAGAGAGTTTTGGTGCAGACGTTTGGGAAAACATCGATACTGCTGATTTCTACGAAAAATTATCCACTTGGGTAGAAACACAGTCTAATTTGAGAAATCTTCCACAATTTGAGGACGATTTTAGGCAGAGTCTAAGTTTAGAAGTAACATCAAGCGGATACGTTTTTCAAGAGGATACTGATAATGCAAGGTATCAAATACAGTTAGTTTTAAAATATTATCAAGATAGGAGATACAAATAATGGGAAAATATTTAAACAATTCCGATATAGTAATGAGAACTGGAAAACTCGCCTTTTACAAGTGCTTAGGTGATAACTTTTATAGACGTATGGAAGGCTTTACAGAACTATCCAACAGCAAAGGTACAAAAGAATATACATGTCAATACGTTAATGAGGACTTTGAACGTACTGATGTAAGTGGCTACAGTCCAGAGATTAGCTATGCATTTGACAGATACAAGGCACACCCAGTACTTGGCGACATCATATATATTACTGAAAATGAATTAATCGGTCAAGCGATGGTGCGTGATTTTGTCGTTTTAGATATGACCACTGTAGTTAGTAATAATGGAACTACTTGGGCGGCAGAAGGTAAAATGCGTAGATGGGCAGTTATCCCAGACACTGACGGTGATACCACCGATTGCATGACTTACAGTGGTACATTTAAGTGTCGTGGTGAAATGATAGACGTTCGTGCAACTACCACGGACGATTGGCAAACTATCACAGTTATCAATATAGCCAACGAAAAGACTGCTTTTCCTATTGTTTCAGTTACGGACATCGATGGCGTGGAATTGGGTTCAGTTACCTCGAATAGTTCTGTAAGTAGACTTGATGTAAAGAATGCATCTAACGGATATACTATAAACGTAAGTGCTACCGTTCATGGTGCTACTGTAACGTTGATGACAGGTTCAATCATTCATGATAGTGCCTCTAACTCTATTTCAAGAACTTTCCAACAGAGTGGTTCGGCTGGAACAGTCAACGAACATACTGCACTATGTGTATACAATGGCAATTCTACGAGTGTTGCTATTAAGGTGACCAAAGTAGATAGCTATGATGAAACTGGAACACAATCTTTAAGTTTAGATGATTACAAGGAGGAATAGTATATGTGGGAAATTAACGATTTAAAGATAGAGTTTGATATTGAAGACCTTGAAACTGCTGAAAAGTTAGACAACGCTTTAATTAAACTACAAAAAGCTGAAAAAAATACTCCAAAAGGTTCTACAATGACTGAAAGTGTTAAAATTTACTGTAAAACCTTAGAAAATTTCTTTGTATCTATTTTTGGTAGCGAAACTACAAAGCAAATTTTCAAAGGTGTGAAAGTAAATTAAAGACTTTATGATGAAATATTCATGTCTTTTTGTGACTTAGTAGATGAACAAAAAATCAAGCGTGAAGAACGTTCCAAGCGTTTTCAAAGATATGTACCAAAGAAATGATAAATTTATTATATGAAAAATATCCTACCGAGTTAGTTATTGATAATGTTGGCTATCCAATAGTTACGGATTTCCGTAACTGGATAGCTTTTTTCGATATGATTAATGATGATATCTTAGAGCCAAAAGATAAAGTAATTGCAAGTCTGCAATGGTTCAAAAATGAAATTCCTGATAATTTAGAAAAGGCGTACAATGGACTGATATCTTTTGCAAGTGCTGAGGAGTTATATTCTAAACCTATGCAGAATAATAGAAAATCATCTATTAAGCAGATACTCTCATATTTGTACGATAGCCCCTATGTTTTAGGGGCATTTTTGCAAATCTATGGGATAAATCTGCGAAATATTGACTATATGCACTGGTATGAGTTTCGTACCTTATTGGACGCACTTCCAGAGGATACTCCACTAAAAAAGAGAATGTCATACCGTGCTATTAACATTTCGAGCATTAAAGACAAGGCAGAGAAAAAGCGAATTAAAGATATTCAACGTAGTATTGCACTTCCAAGCCGAGAACTATCTGCTTTTGATATTGGCAGTAGATTTTAAGGAGGGATAAAATGGCTTATGATGGTAAGTTAAAATTCGATACTGGCATAGATACAAGTGGTTTTCAAAAAGGCATAGATACATTAACAAATTTGGCTAAGAGCGGTTTAAACGCAATATCATCACTTGCGAGTACTGGTTTAAGTTTAGTTCAATCATCAGTTACGGCAACGGTAAATGCAATGAAAGGCTTAAGAGATGTTGCGGTATCACTTGGAAAAGAAGCCGTAACTGTTGGTACAAATTTCGAGGCGAGTTTATCAAAAGTTATTGCTACCGCAGGAAAAACCAAAGATAGTCTTGTAGAAATTACTAATGCTAATGGGACAATTGAAACTGTAAATATGTATGATACTCTTGAGGCTAAAAGTAAAGAATTAGGTGCAAGTACTCAATTTTCAGCTACACAAGTTTCAGATGCGTTCGGTTATATGGCTATGGCTGGTTGGGATGTTGAACAACAAACAGGTGCTATTGATGGTGTTTTAAATCTCGCTGCATCGAGTGGTATGGAACTTGCTAACGCTTCGGATATGGTCACAGACTATCTATCTGCTTTCAGCATGGAGGCTGACCAAGCAGGATACTTCGCAGATATGTTAGCTTATGCATCAACTAACTCTAATACTTCTGTTGAAAGTCTTGGCGAGGCTTATAAAAACTGTGCTGCCAATATGAACGCATCAGGACAATCCGTGGAAACGACTACCGCCCTACTCTCTAAAATGGCTGACCAAGGCGAAAAGGGTTCTACTGCTGGTACAAAGCTAACGGCAATCATGCGTGATTTAAAAAATTCTGCCGAAGACGGAGCTATTGCTATAGGTGATACTTCTGTAGCAGTATACGATAGCCAAGGTCAAATGCGTGACTTAGGTGAAATAATGGTTGATATTCAAAAAGCTACCAACGGCATGACCGATGAACAACGTGACCTTGCGTTAGGCTCATCATTCACGGCAGATAGTATTGCTGGTGTAAACCTTGTTCTTAACGCTGGTGCTGATAGTGTTGTGAAATTTTCAAATCAACTAAAAGGTTGTGGTGGTACTGCCGAAGAAGTAGCTAAAACTATGAATGATAATCTAAATGGTGATATTACTTCTATGCAATCTGCTTTGGAAGGCTTACAGATAGCTCTATCGGAGTCGCTTAATAACGATTTAAGAACTATAGTTCAAAACGCTACTAAATATCTAAGTGAACTAAGAAAAGCGTTCCTTGATGGTGGGTGGGAAAATTTAGGCAAAAGTATAGCTACTATCTTGACTGATGGCATTAAAGATAGTAAAAATATGGTATCTAAGTACATAACATTAGGAACAAGAGTGGTAACTGCCATAACAGGGGACATTAGCGAACATTCGGAATATATTGCTAAATCATTAGCAAGTATAATATCCCAAGCAGTAACTTCTGGAGGTGGAATATATTCAAGTGTGTATGTAGTCGGCTTAGAACTAATTACTGGTATTGCTGAAAGCATTGCAAACAACTCCGATAAGATGGTTACATCGCTAATGAGCAATATTATGTTAATCGTAGATGCTATAAGCACTAATGCTCCCGTGCTACTTCAGGCAGGATTGACTATCATTCAAGCTATTTTGAATGGAATATCCGAAAATTCTATATATATTACTGAAACTGCTATCAACTTATTAACTTCTTTGATAAATATTATTGATGAAAATATATACATGATTGAATATACTGCAGTATCAATAATTACTGGTATAGTTAGAGGCATAATTGAAAATTTGCCTATGTTACTTGAAAGTGCTTTGCAATTTATTATGAATTTAGCTCAGTATATAGCAGATAATCTTCCATTGTTAGTTGATTGTGCTATTAATATAATTAATACACTAATAACATTCATATTCGATAATTTACCGATGTTATTAGATTGTGCTTTAAAAATTATACTTCAACTAGTAGAATACCTACTCAGTGAAGAATGTTTAAATAAATTATTAGATAGTGCAACCAAAATAATTATGTCATTAATTAACTTTATAGTTGAAAATCTTCCACTTTTGATAGATTGTGCAATACAAATCATTGAAGGACTATGTGGATACATCTTCAATAATTTAGATAAACTCGGCAAAAGTGCAGTTGAAATACTTACTGCCCTTACAACTGGTCTGGTGATGGCGGTATATTTATTAACCGATGCCGTAGCAAAACTAATAGCAGACGTGTGCATCAAGTTTGATGAAACTGACTGGGGAGAAGTAGGTCATAACATAATAAATGGAGTTGCAGATGGTTTTAGAAATGGTTTTGAAAAAGTAAAAGAAACTTTCACTGGTGTTTGGGAAGAATTGAAAAAAAATTTTTGTAACCTTTGGGATATAAATTCACCATCTAAGGTTATGGCTGATTTAACAGAATTTCTTCTAAAAGGCATGAGTGTAGGCTTTAAGAGTGGTATCCCAGATACTTTAAATAGTTTTAATTCTGGCATGAATAACTTATCTAATGGCTTAAATACTGATGGAATAACTCAAAAATTCAAAAGTGTTGACTTATCTGGAATAGATTTTGAAAATATCTACTCTAAAATGCAAGGATTAAACTATTCTCAAAGTGTTCCAAGCTATTCAAACGTAGTACAATCGGCATATAAATCAAATGGAGAAACTTCAAAACAGACTGAAAACAATGATAATCAAAAGATGGTTTATGATGTGCAATTTACCGAAGACGACCATCTAAGGCTTAAAAATGCTTTAGACCACATAAAAGGCAAATTTGTGCTATCTTATAATGATGATGAGTTTATTCGTGAGCTTTATAAAGACTATACTATTATAAATGTATCTAGACAGAACAACCTTTCAACTGGAACTTACAAAGAAGCAATAATAAAGAATTTCTAATATATTTTTTTTTAGAGCAGTCATAACCTATAGCGAAATGCAAGTCGATATTTTCACAATTCGATACACAGCCTACACTTCACAACGTTTTGATAGCAAAACCTTCAAAAAAGACTACGAAGACTTATATAACCAGTACACAAAAGAAACCAAAAGCAAACGATTTTCAATTTCTTAAAAAAGAAAAAAAGAAGGGCAAGAGCCTTTCTTTTTTATCAGTTATATTCTATCTAAATAGAGAATTATATAACATAAGAGAAAAAACATGAATCTAAAAAAAATACGTTTAGAACATGGTTTATCTGTACCACAATTAGTTGAATTAAGTGGCTTATCACGTCGCACTATTCAAGAAGTTGAAAAGCGTGATACTTGCTCAGTGAGTACTGCTATTAAACTTGCTGATGCCTTAGACGTTACTCTTGACGAACTTTGCAGAGATAATCCACAAAGTAAAGAATAATATTTAACTGCTTACATAATAGTAGGCAGTTTATTTATATATTATTTAATGTGTTTCCTTCTACTAAATAATATCTATATTGGCGTGAACACCATTTGTCTATGCACTTATACTTTCTTAGTATCATCGTCAAGCTAAACTGTTCGAATTCCGATTTTATATTTCTTGAAGTTTTTATCCTCGTGAATATCTTTCCATTTTTATTTATTATTTTCTTTTCTAACATTCTATATCTAACTCCCTTTTAAATTGGTATTTAATTCTATATTTTTCTATTCTTAATGTGAGATTACAAACGGATATGTTAAGGCATCTAACGTTGATACATCTAACTATCATTATGATATTAACAACGACGGTAAAGTAGATAACCAAGATTTACAAGCTCTACAAGAGTATCTTAATAAATAATAAAATATGGTATTCCTTTAGGAATACCATTTGCTTTTTTATTTTTACCAATTAATTAATAAAAACATAATAGCTATTGAATTTGTAAAAAAATTATGATATAATTATTAGTAATGTAATATTATGGAGGAATTAAAATGGAAATAATCGAAAATAATACTTTATCGTCTATTATAACAAGAAAACCTAAATGTAGTTCTGGAGAATTAGTCAACAAAATGATGTCAAAGGGAATAACTTTTAATGATATTAGTCCTGAAAACGCTGAAAATTACATGCTAAATAATAATAATTACTTAAGATTGTGTTCCTATAGAAAAAATTTTTCGAAGTATACAAAAGGTATAAACAATGGAAAATATATAGATTTGGATTTTAATGATTTAATGGTATTAGCAAATTTAGATTTACAGTTAAGAAAATCTATTTTAGGTATATGCATGGACATTGAACATAGTATAAAATTAAATATATTAAAGGAATGCGAAAACAATATAAATGATGACGGGTATACAATAACTTTTAAATTTTTACAAGGCAATCCGTATATATGCAAAGAAATTGTGAAAAAATCATTACATGGGCATTTAACCGATTTATTATCTCATTATATTTCCACAGATTACACTAATGATAGTTTGGAGTGTGTAACCGATAGGGGAGAAAAATTTTATTTAAGTATTCCAATATGGGTATTATTGGAAGGCTTAACTTTCAATAATTTAATTTCTTTTTATGAATTTTATTTTCAAGAAATCGGCAAAAAATTATTGATAGAAAAAGGTGTTTTGAATTGTGTTAGAAGTATAAGAAATGCGTGCGCTCATAATAATTGTATATTAACCGACTTAAAATCAAATGGTACAAAACCTGTTAGTTCAATTAAGAAATTTGTTAGAAATAAGGAGATTTCAAAAGATGTTACTAAAAAAAGACTTTCATGTCGTGTAATGCATGAAATAGTCTGTGTTGTATATGCTAATTGTAAGGTTGCAAATAAATCAATGATTATTAAGAATATGAATATACTTAAGAATATATTAAATGATTTTGGGAAAAATAATGAAAATCTACTAAATAAAAATGATTTGCTCAAGAGTAATTATGATTTTTTAAAAAAAATACTTGACAAATAA